TGACAACGACCACAATGTCCGCCCGGCTGTTCAGGAGCGCCCCGATCCAGTATGCCCTGGCCTCGTCCTCGTCCTCGTCCATTTGGTGCTGGATCGCTGCCCTGCAGACCTTTTCAAACGTCCGTGCCCGCTTGCCTTGGCACTCGCTCGGGTCGAGCGGCAGTTCCTTGTACGTATTGTAGCCCTCGATCGGGATCCATTCCCAGGACGTGTACTTGGCGCCGTAGTTCCGCTTGTCCCCGAGCAGGGTCTGGAGCTGCAAGCACCCGTTCCCCTGCCAGCCCCAGGTCTTGAGTACGCGGCCGTCGTAGTGCATGGCCTCGAACTCGTCCGCGGGGATCAGCAGGACGCCGAGCTGGGACTTAGCGCCGTGCTTGCCCGGGCCGTTGACCTTGCGCGTTTCGGCGACCCCGATAAAGTCCCGCTGGACGCTTTCCTGGTACGCAACGCCCTGCATTAAGGCGGCCGCCAGGACGTTCTCATCCAGTCCCTTGCACGCGTACTTGTATCCGTTCGTCTTGGCCTGCCGGATCACATTGAGAGCCTGTTCGAAGTTCATCATAATAGGGGACCTCTTTTCTTCTAAAATTGCCCTATGGGCGACCGGCGTCTTTCCCGCACCGGATGGAACCATTATACACCCGCCCGGTCGGCCAGTCAATAGGTTTTTATGACAAAATTATGACAAAACCGTTAGAAAATGGTTAAATCCTTCAGCCCTGGGCGGGCCAGTTCCGGGGTTCCCGCCCCGCTGGCCGCTCTGGCGGTACCGACGTGGCCAAATTCCACCAACCGCCGCAAATCCTTCCTCAAACACTTGACAAATCCTCTAAAATATGCTAAACTTTAAAATGAAGGAAGTTGTATCCTACGGAGATGCAATATAATGAAAAAAAAGTATTCACTCGACTATTCCATAGAACGAGATACCGATCGCTTAGATGCAGTTCGTGAAATTCTCGACACTTTGGAAACCAACCCCACTAATTCCGAACTAGAACAAATGGCCTCCTATATCCTTTACGGCAAAGATGAAGAAGGTAAAAACGCAGTCCAGCGTGGCGAAACCACCGACTCCGATAAACGCTACAAATCGTTTCAGCGTGCCGCAGATAAAGTTCACTCCCTAGATGAAATTCTAGATAATCCATTGGGCGACCAACAATCGCTCCAAACCCTAGAATCTCGCTACATTTATACAAAGAAAAAACCAACTATTCGCCGCCCCAAATACGATAAAGAAGGAAACCTTATTGACCCCGGCGATAGCGATGTCCCAGGCATGACCCAACTCTGGGAAACTATTGACCGCCTAGATCACATCAAAGCCGTCAACGAGGGCACAATCCCACCAGATGAAGATACCCAAATCTTCACTGACTCTTATCGTTTTTATCAGTTTAAGCACGCCCTCATAGACATCAAACGTCACCAATACTATCTCAAAGACAGCTACAAGCCCACACTCCACTTCCTCGCTATCACGCCGCCCAAGGCCCAAACCTACGATTGGGACACCGACTCCGCTTACTGGATGCCCCTATCTCAATGGCAAGACCGCGTAAACAACGCTCTTCTCCACACCATCTCCCGCAACCTAGAAGACTACGAAACTCGCCTAAACCCCACAACCGGAGAAAAAGAAGTGAAATGGGTGGTGCGCCGCCACACTTTTGATTGGGAAAATCCTGCCCACATCAGGGCCCTCATTAACCATTACAGCGCCATCTACATGGAATTGGGTGAAAAACTTGATAGCTGGGGCCGCACCCTAATTTATGATTTTGACCGCTATTTTGATATGGTAGGATTTTCACCTGTGCGCGAATACATTCTTACACGCAAGATAGACAAAGCCCCCTACCCTTCCATCGTGGCTGAACTACAAGAAAAATTTGGTCTAAAATATAACGAAAACCATCTCTGCACCATCCTCTCCAAAGAAATCCCCGAGAAGATGGCAGCCGCCGCAACCAAGCATCGTATGCTTCTCACCACACCGCAATCTGAACGCAAACAATGCTTCACTTGTAAACAATGGTTGCCGCGCAACAACTATTTTTTCGCTACCAATAACAGCCGCAAAGACAAATTCGCCTCCAACTGTAAAGAATGTGAACGCAAAAAACGCATAGCAAAAGGAGGTCAGTCACAATATGACAGACGCAATAAAGACTCGGCGCTGCCTAAAATGTAAGCAAGAAAAACCATCATATGAATTTGCCCGCACAGAATCACCTTTCTTCCCCGGGCATCATTCCATGATTTGTACTTCCTGCCTTGAAAAAATGGTGCGGCAAGACAACTTTAATGAAGTTGATAAACTTTGTCAGTACCTAGACTTACCATTTGATATGGATAAATGGGCATCGCTTTATAAGATACATGGTGATCGCACGCTTTCCGCTTACTTTAACACGCTTTTAGATGAAAGATACAACTCCGTATCTTGGGCCGATGAAAATGAACGATGGCGTATTGCGCGCGAAGAACAAACAATAGACGAAGAAATCAAGGAATTAAGTGAAGCTAAGATGCGCAAACTCAAAAAAACTTGGTCTCCCGCCTACACACCCGATGAATTACTCTTTCTTGAAGAATACTATAACCAAATAATCGCGACCCAAAATGTTTCCACTCCTATCCTTCAACACTACGCCCGCGACCTTTGCGAAATTGAATTGCGCATTAAAAAAGGTTTGCGCGAAGGCCTAGATATAAAGAAGGATATGGACGCCCGCGACAACATAATTAAAATAGCAAAATTTGAAGCTTCCAATGCCAAAAATGCCGCAGACTTTGAATCGGTAGGTGAACTCATGGTATACTACGGCAAAAAGGGTTGGCACCCCAAATGGCACACAGAACCAAAAGATGATGTTGATTTCTGTATGCAAAATATTCAAAACTATTTGCGCCGTCTAGTAGTTAATGAGGGTAATTTCGCAGAGCAAGTTGAAGACAAACGCGAACGTTTCAACCTTACAGAACGATTAGAGAATATTGAAAATGAAGAAGTAGAATTTGATGAAACCGCAAATATCCAGTATGAAGATGAGGATGCTCTTCTTGGTGATTTAAATGGCGGAAATGTTTATCCGTGATGGTATTGCGCTAGAAAAAGGCGTAGTACTTACTAAACAATTTCTTGATGATAATCAAACACTTTTTACTTCTTATTTGAATTATTGGCTGTTGTATCCTGATTTATTTTTGGACGCGATACAGCCAGAAGATGATAAAAAACATTTTCATTTATTCTTCTATCAACGTATTGCCCTTCGGGCTTCTATGCGCTATCGCTACCATTACTGGACTGCCACCCGTGCTACTTCTAAATCCTTTACTGCTTATTTAAGTTCTGTTGTGCGCGCGGTCCTTCTACCTGGCTCCAACATTTTCATTTCTTCTGATGTAAAAGGCACGGTAATTAAAATTGCCGAAGCTAAATTCAATGAAATTTGGCGCCATTGGCCTATGCTTCAAAAGGAATTACAAACACGTGAAAGTGGAGGTCAACAGGGTGAAAAGAAGAGCGGTAACTACTACGAATTGCGTTTCCGCAATGGTAGCATGATTACTGTTGTCTCAAAAGATACAAGCCGTGGTTTGCGCGCGACCGCCGGTATATTAGAGGAATGTGCGACCATTGAGGAAGAAGATTATAATGAAGTATTACTTCCTCAGATGAACGTAGCGCGTCGCGAAGTTGATGGCTCTCTAAACCCAGAAGAACCAACTGCCGCGCAGATTTTCATAAAATTAGTAATAAAAGTAGAAAAAGAGGTCGGTTTTATCTATTGCTAATACTTATAAGTAGAGGTGATAGAAATGAAATATATATATCAAATAATAAACCAAGTTAGCGGCCATAGCTATATAGGACAAACTAATAACTTCTTACGTAGACAAGAACAACATAAAAGTGATTTAAAACGTGGAGTACATGATAATCCTTATTTACAAAAAGCTTATGATAAATATGGCCCAGAAGCATTTATTTTTAAAATCTTGCATGAAGAAGAATGCGATCAAGAAAGATTAAACGAATTAGAAGAAGAATATATTGCCAAATATAATACTTATGAAAACGGTTATAATTGTAATCGTGGTGGTCAACAACATAATGGATTTGAGTCTAAATTAAAACAAGACGATATAAACATTATTTGTGCAATGTTAGAATTTCATAAGCGACCGGGCACTATATTAGGACAATATTTTAATGTTAGCAATACTACTATTTACCGTATTAGTCATAAATTAAGTCATGCTGATTTATCTACTAATTATGAAAAATTAGGATATTTAACTAGAGAAAAGATATACCTTGATTTTTGTAAAGAGAATAATTTAATCCCTACTATAAAATATTATTCTTGTAGAAAAATTAGTAGAGAGCAGGCATTTGTTGTATATATTTATGATGAATATGGAAATGGCAAAAGAAACTATATCGCTTATGATTTTGGACTCTGTGATAATATTACTCGTCATGTAAGAAAAAAAGAAACGTGTTTAGATTATTATGAAGTATATAAAAAACTAACTCTTGAAGAAAAAATTACTATATTGTGCCATTATATTGAAAAATATAATAGGAAACCTCCTGAATTGCTGGAAACTCTCTATAACGAGACAATCAGCAGCCAAGCCCAATAAGGGAAGGTTCAACGACTATCCTGAGAAGGAGTACACTCAAGCGAGTGGAAGCGGGAGGCACCCTACGGGGTGGTGATATAGTCTGCTCTATATGGTGACATATAGCTGGACACAATTCCGGCATGAGATTAGCGACCTCATGTGAACATATAGGAACAACGGCTAGAGAAAAAACTGTATTTATGTATAGTAAACTTATTGAGTGCGCTGTAAATGCTGTTTTGCGACCAAACGAATATTTTGTTTGGGGTCTTTCATACGAAGTGCCTTTACATTATGGTTTAATTGATAAAGCAACATTAATGGACCAGCGCTACTCCAATACAATGAATGAAGATTCATTTGCGCGTGAATCTTTATCAATTTGGACTGGTAATAGTAAAGAAGCGTGGCTTGATTCTAAACGATTAAGCAAGCGCAGAACTTTATTAAAATGTGAGCGTAAAGCACAAGAAAATCCTACAAACCCAAATACATTTTATATGATTGGGGTAGACGTAGCCAGATATTCTGCTAATACTGCGATTATGGTAGCAAAAGTATTACCAAATTCGCACGGTTTTAAAAAGAATATTGTCTATACAGAAGTTATTCATGGCGCCAATTACATTACTGAACAGGCGCCACGTTTGAAAAAACTAATACAATTATATAATCCACGAGAAATAGTCATTGACGGTAATGGCCCTGGTATTGGATTACTTGACGCCATGGTTCTTCCATCATTTGATAAAAATACTGGGGAAAAATTTCCAGCCTATTTTACTTTTAATGATGAAAACCATTTACCGCCAGATAAGAAAAAAGAAATGGATGAACCGATGCCAGAGTTAAACGCTATTATATACGATATTAAAGCTGGCTCATCAAATGATGACCTTATTCATTCTAACTTTTTCGCGCAAATAAATAATGGTTCCGTGTCTTTTCTTGCTAGTGAAAGAATTGTAAAGGATAAATTACTCAAAACAATTCGCGGAAAAAAGATGTCATTATATGACCGCAGAGTTTATTTACTACCTTATGAAATGACTTCTCGTCTTATGGATGAATTAAATAATTTGAAGTTAAAGCCTACTGGCGTTCAAAACCAATTTAAGGTAGAACGCATTTCAGCTTCCACCCCAAAAGACCGTTTTTCTGCTCTTGAATATTGTCTTTATAGGGTCAAATATTATGAAGATAAAGAGGCACGAAAAGCAAAGAAAAGAAATTTCGGGCAATATGCCTTTTTCAGTCCTGGACGTAGGGGGTGAATAGTGTGAGTGCAAAAGATAGACAAAGATATGATTTTACTAATTTTAAAGTGGCAATAAAAAATCGTGGCCCTAGACTCCCAATCGGTGAAAGAGCATATTCACGCTGGGGCTATCGTGCAAATGACCCGGTTCGCTATGACGATTT